GAGATCAAGTGGCCACGTGGACAATTAGGTTCATTGCCCGCAGATTCTGAGCAGTTCATGATGATCGAAGATCTTTATAAAACCACAGACAAATTAAACAAACACATAGAATCCATGGCACTAAATAAAGTAAATATAGAATTTTTAAGAAAACAAATGGATAAAGTTTTGTCAGATATTGAAAAACTAAAAGATGCAAATCGTGAAATTAAATACAATGGTAATGGTCAATGATTGAAGCTGTAATAGGATTACTTATGTTTGTAAACGGAGAGATTAAAGAGGCACGCTTGCAACCCTCAATGGCAATTTGTTTACGAGGTAAGCGTGAGGCTGAGAGACAGTACAATGAATCAGTGACTTACAAATGCTGGCGTGGAAAGGCAGAGCTAGAAGATAATATAGACGGAAGTAAAAGTATAAAAAAACTTATTATTGAGTAATGAAGCTTTTAATGATTGTCATTGTATCGGGAGGTTACATGTTAGAACCCATAGATGTACCAGATAACAAAAGCTGTGAACAAGTTTATAATGAACAGGTTGAGATTGTGCCAAATCCAAAGTATACTAATGGTAATGGAGAAAATTGGGTTGTAATTAAATGGGGCGATAAAAAAGTAATAGGATATATTTGTAATGAATCTTAGTCGTAATTTCACTCTTTCAGAGCTTATTAAATCAGATACTGCGATTCGTAGGGGTATCAATAATAATCCTAACGCAGAACAAATAGAAAAATTAAAATTATTATGTGAAAATATTTTACAGCCAGTGCGTGATCACTTTGGCAGGGTTAAAATCACAAGCGGATTTCGTAGCAGTGAATTGTGCGTAGCCATCGGCAGCTCGATTAACAGCCAGCATGCACGGGCCGAAGCAGCGGATTTCGAATGTATTGGCACAGACAACGCTGAATTAGCTGACTGGATTCATAAAAACCTTACGTATGATCAGCTCATTCTCGAGTTCTATACTCCGGGTGAACCTAACAGCGGGTGGATTCATTGCAGTTGGATACCAGATCAACCCAGAGCATCGCGTCTACATGCATTCAAATCAGAGGGTAAAACAAAATATAAACCAATAATAGGTAGTGCAAAGGATATAGTATAATGCCAATAGGAAGATCACAAATGCCTAAACAGGTGGAAGGACAACTAAGGGGAGCTAGGAAAGGTAAAAATGATAAAAGGAGACAGCTCAGAATACGAGTTACTAGAAAAGTGGGCAAAAGGATTATCAAATCTAAATAACTATAAATTAAGTTGTGAGATTGGAGTTAGAGAGGGGTTAGGATCTAAGATTATTCTTGATTCGTTACAACCCCATGAACATTATGGTATCGATCCATACGGTAATTTAAAATATCAACATTATGATGATAGTCCAGCATACACTGCAGATTATACAGATGAGATGAAAGATCGTTTACAGAAAGATCTATCAAGTTATAAAAACTTTGAGTTGTTTGCAATCACTGATACTGATTTTATGAATATCTATCATCATTACAGTCCTTATTGTTTTGTTCATTTTGATGGTCCACACATGACTAGAGATGTTTTGACTGAAGCTGTTTGGTTTGCAAATCGTGCAGGAACCAATTGTCGATTTGTTTTTGATGACTATCCTAAATATGATATGCCCTTAATACAGGCCGCTTTGGTGCCTTTTGGATTTAAGAAATTTGAGGCAGGAAAAAATAAGATATGTCTAGAAAAAAGAAGAAGCGACTCATAAAAAACCCAGAGGCATATAACGTCAGGACTAGACGATTTCGTTCAAAAGTGGTACAATCAAAGAAACTTTATAACAGGAGCAACAATGACAAAATTATGTCCGAGAGGTAAGGCTGCGGCGAAGAGAAAATTTAAGGTGTATCCCAGTGCATACGCTAATGCTTACGCTAGTAAAATTTGTGCAGGAAAAATTAAAGATCCATCTGGTGTAAAAAGAAAAGATTTTAAAGGTCCTAAACCTGCAGGAAAAGCAAAAGGCGGAATCATAGATACTACAAAATTTACTTATGTCTAAGCAAGGAACATGTTGGGATGGATACATGCAAAAAGGCATGAAGAAAAAAGGTGGGAAATTAGTTCCTAATTGTGTTCCAGCTATGAAGTCAGGTGGTTTGACTAAGTGGTTTAATGAAAAATGGGTCGATATTGGCGCAAAAAAGAAAGGCGGAGGTTTTAAAGAATGTGGAAGAAAATCTGCAAGTGGATCAAAAAGAAAATACCCCAAATGCGTGCCTGCTGCAAAAGCCGCCCGTATGACAGAATCGCAAAGGCGTTCTGCTGTTGCAAGAAAGAGAAGTAAAGCACAGGGTGTAGGGGGTAAACCTACAAATGTAAGCACCTTTGCAAAAAAGAACCAAGGTGGTATAATAGATTCAACAAAGTATAGAATTTTATAGGAGTTACTATGGCTAGAAAAGAAGGACTTAGACCGATTGGGGATTCAATAAAAAAAATTATTGAAAAAATTCAAAAGGAAAGACAAGAAAGACAAAAAAAAGGTAAACCAATTAGAACACAACCTAAATTACCTGGATTAAAAAAAGGTGGTGATGTAAAAAAACCAATTAAAGTAAAAAGAATTGCAATTGGTATTGGTAAAGTAAAAGACTATCCTGGTATTAAAAAAATAATTGAAATGAATAAAAAAGGTAAAAAAAGATTTGCTGAAGGTGGTATGATACCTAAAACACCTAAACAAAAAAAATTCGCAGCATTAGCTGAGCCTAGGGATAAAATAACCTATGCAGATAAAATTGCAGGTGCTACGGGTAAATCCAAAAAAATGAAACAAGGTGGTATGGCCAGAGGTGGCGGTGCTGCAATTCGAGGTAATAACTTTAAAGGAGTATACTAATGGATAAAATAAAACCTAAAAAGAAAATGGCTATGGGCAAAATGATGAAAGGCGGCGTAGCTAAGAAAAAAATGATGGGCGGTGGAATGTCAAAAAAACCTATGGCTTATAAAAAAGGAGCCATGGCAAAAGCCGGTAAAATGATGGGCGGTGGAATGTCTAAAAAACCTATGATGATGAAAGGTGGCGTTGCAGAGGCTGCTCGAAAAATAAAAAATAAAAAATAGGAATATGTTTAAATGGCTACATCGGGAACTACAGCATTCGATTTATCGATTGATGATATCGTAGAAGAAGCTTACGAGAGATGTGGCCTTTCAACAAATTCAGGTTATGATTTAAAAAAAGCAAGACGTGGTTTAAATGTTTTGTTTTCTGAGTGGGGAAACAGAGGTGTTCACCTTTGGAAAGTTGAAAAACAAGTTCAAGCTTTAACTGCTGGCACTGCTACTTACACTACACCAACTTCAACTAATGATGTGCTAGAGGCTTATGTTTCTACAGCATCAGCTCCAGGCACAAATGTAACTGATGTTACTTTATCTAAAATAGATAGATCTACATATGCAGCTTTACCTAATAAAGGTGCAACAGGTCAACCATCACAATACTATGTTGATAGACAAACAACACCTACTATTACTTTGTATTTAACACCTGATGCATCTACTTACACTCATCTGTGTTATTATACTTTGAATAGGATAGAGGATGCAGGTGCATACACAAACAATCCAGATATACCTTTTAGATTTTTGCCTTGTATGATTTCGGGACTAGCTTTTTATCTATCTCAAAAATATTCGCCTGAAAGAACTCAATCTTTAAAACTATATTATGAAGATGAATTAAAAAGAGCTCTTGATGAAGATGGTCAAAGAACTTCTGTATTCATATCACCAGCTAATTATTATCCAACGAGGAACTAATGGGAAGATTTGCGAAAGGTAAAAATTCACAAGCTATATCAGATCGTTCAGGTCAAGCATTTCCTTATTCTGAAATGGTAAAAGAATGGAACGGATCTATAGTCCACATATCAGAATTCGAAGCTAAACATCCACAGTTAACACCAAAAGTTTATGGTTCAGATCCACAAGCTTTATTAGATGCAAGACCACAAAAACCAGATTTAACAAAAAGTTTTACTTTGTACATAAATAACAATCCAGATAATTTACCACAATTTAACAGCTTCAGCATGTTACCATCTTCTAGTGATAATATTATAGGAACTTCATTAACAAGTTTTTCTGCAGAAACTGCAATTGGTAATGTAACAGTGAGTATTACATAATGGCTATAACTTATTCAGATTTTCAAACACAAGTAAGAGCTTACACTGAAGTAGATAGTAATGTTTTAAGTGATACTCTCATTGATCAATTTATAAGAAATACGGAGTTAGATGTTGCAGGAAAAGTAGATTATGATGATATTAGAAAATACGCTACGTCTTCATTTACAGCTAATAAAAGATACCTAGTAACGCCAGCTGACTTCTTAATTATCCGTTCTTTACAAGTTTTTGCTGATACTACAATTACTTCAGAGAGAACCTTTATGGAAAAACGAGATACAAGTTTTATCACAGAATTCAATGGTTCAGGGGCTACAGGACAACCAAAATATTATGCTAATTGGGACGATAATACTATCGTCGTGGCTCCGACTCCTAATATAAATTACGCTACACAGCTAAATTATATCATTGACCCGCCTCATTTTACATCGACGAATACTACCTATCTATCAACTTATCAGGACGCTATGCTTCTTTATGGAGTGTTAGTAGAGGCTTTTTCATTTTTAAA